AGTATAGATTCTCTTCCAAAAGATATACAAGATATTGCTAAAAAATTAGGTAGAGTGCAGGGTAAAGAAATGGGTGGAGAAGTTATGGATATGACTAAGGCACAACCTGTTGGCATGATGGATGGTGGTAAAGTCAAGAAGATGAACATGGGTGGTGTCATCGGTGGTCGTGGTGGTAATTTCAAAGGTATGAGATAGTGTCTGACGAAGCAGATAGAAGAAGAGCTTATGCAGAGTTAGCTGGACGAGGACAGCCAGTACCAGGCAAGAACTTTGGTGTTATAAAAAAAGGCATTAGAATTAAAGATAATCCTCCTGTTAAAACAATTGATATGACTAAAGCAAAACAGTTGAAATTTTTAAGATTAGGTGGTCTTGCATCTGCTGATCCTATTGGTGACAAGAGAAGAAAAGAAGATGCACTTTTTTTAAAAAAATTAAAAAGTGCAAAAAAAGCAAAAAAGATTAGAACAAAGCCAGTTAAGTTGAATGTACAAAGTGCAAGTATTACAAATCCAAGAGGGATGAATATACAAAAAAATATGATAAGCCCAAAGATGATGAGTCAAGGTGGAGTTGTAGATATGACTAGATCAATTATGGTTAACCCAAAAACAGGAGATTAATATGGCAGACACAAAATCAAATACCTTTACACCAAAACAATTAGGTTTAACTAAAAAAGAAGCTGCTGAATTAATTAAATTACTAGAAAATAAAGCTCCAGAAAATGCAAAAGAATTAAGAAAAAGTTTAGGCATGAAAGATGGTGGATTAGCTCAAGCTATTGAAAAGGTAAAAGCAAAAGAAATGGAACTTGGTGGAGAAGCGGTTCCTTCGAAGTTTAAAGGTTTCTCAAAACTACCTGAGTCTGTTCAAGAGCAAATGGATCCAAAGTTAGCTCAAATGTTTGAGTTTGGTGGAGATGTTAAAGGCAAAAAAGGTAGAAATGTATGTCGTGGAAGAGGCATAGCAAGACCAGGCACTGGATTTACAGTAAGGTAGTATTATGGCTATTGAAAAGATTGACGGAATAGAAAATATTGATGCACCCCAAGGTGTGACATCAGTTGAAATAGAAGAAGCACCAATATCTGATAATATCACAGAGATGGATGATGGCTCTATTGTTATAGGTGAAGTAGAAGAGCAAGTCACTCCTATACAAGTGCCGTTCAATGCAAACCTTGCAGAATTTATTGATGAAGATGAATTAGGTAAAATATCATCTGAACTTGTTGGTGAAGTACAAGAAGATACAAGCTCAAGAAGAGAGTGGGAAGATCAATATAAAGGTGGATTAGAATTACTTGGAATGAACTACGAAGATAGATCAGAACCTTTTGAAGGAGCTTCTGGTATTGTTCATCCATTACTTGCTGAATCTGTTACACAGTTTCAAGCACAGGCATATAGAGAATTACTACCTGCTGGAGGTCCTGTTAAGACATCTATTATAGGACAAGAAACTCCTGAAATTATAGCACAGGCTGAACGTGTAAAAAATTACATGAATTATCAAATAACCTACGAGATGGAAGAATATGATCCAGAATTAGATCAAATGTTATTTTATCTTCCAATCGTTGGATCGTCATTTAAAAAAGTTTACTTTGATCCATCGTTGCAAAGAGCTGTTTCAAAGTTTGTTCATGCAGAGGATTTAATTGTTCCTTACAATGCAACAGATTTAAAAACATCTACACGAATATGTCATGTCATTCGCATGGACTCGAATGAAATAAGAAAATTGCAACTATCTGGATTTTATAAAGATATTGAGTTGCCTACATCCGACTCCGATGGAGTTAGTTATGATGAGGTAAAAGAAACAATCAAAGATATTGAAGGCATACATTCAGAGTCAAGTTATAACGAAGAATTAACATTATATGAAATACACACAGATTTAGATTTGCCTGGTTTTGAAGATGCAGACCAAGAAGGTGAAAACACTGGATTAAAAATGCCTTATATCGTCACGATAGTGGAGAAATCTGGTGAAGTATTATCAATCAAAAGGAATTTCAACGAAACCGATCCGTTACGCAGTAAAATACCTTACTTTGTACACTATAAGTTTTTGCCTGGTCTTGGCTTTTATGGTTTTGGTCTCACACATATGATTGGAGGCTTATCAAGAGCTTCAACATCAATTTTAAGACAGCTTATAGATGCTGGTACATTGTCTAATCTACCTGCTGGATTTAAAGCAAGAGGAGCTAGAATTAGAGATGATGAAACACCTCTTAATCCTGGTGAGTTTAGAGATGTGGATATGGTTGGCATGGATTTACGTCAAGCTATCATGCCATTACCATTCAAAGAACCATCTCAAACATTATATTCTCTTATGGGAACCTTAATAGATTCTGGTAGACGTTTTGCATCTATGGCTGATATGAAAGTTGGTGAGATGCAGGGCAACGCACCTGTTGGTACAACTATGGCTATTATGGAGCGTGGTACGAAGGTCATGTCTGCCATTCATAAACGTCTGCATTATTCTCAAAAAGTAGAGTTTAAAATATTAGCTAGAATATTTGCAATGGGTACACCAATGTATCCTTATCAAGTACCAGGTGCGCCACCTGAAATTAAGCAAACAGATTTTGATCAAAGAATAGATGTACTGCCTGTTTCAGATCCAAATATATTTTCTATGTCACAACGTATTGCTCTTGCACAAACACAATTGCAATTAGCACAAAGCAATCCAGAGATACACGGACCTCAAGGTATGTATCAAGCTTATAGAAAGATGTACGAAGCTTTAGGTGTAACAAATATAGATTCGATATTACAGCCACCTCCACAACCAGCTCCAATGAATCCTTCAAAGGAAAATCAAGAAGCACTTAGAGGTGCAAGATTACAAGCATTTCCTGAACAAAATCATCAGGCACATATATCTGCACATTTAGCTATGATAGCCACACCTATTGCTCAATCTAATGCAGCCATAGTTATGACATTACAAGGTCATATATCTGAACACATAGCTATGATGTCAGAAATACAAGCTCAACAAGAAGTTACTGCAAATATACCACCAGAGCAACAAGCTATGATGCAACAGGATCCAAACGCAATGAAACAGGTACAAGATCAAATAACATCAAGGGCTGCTGAAATATCAAGTGAAATTAGTGAACAATATGCACAATCCATTACTCCTCCACCTTCAGAAGATCCACTCGTATCAATTAGAAAACAAGAGTTAGCAATAAGAGGACAAGAGGTAGCTCAAAAACAACAACAATTTGAGGTTGAGCAAAATTTTAGGAAAGAAAAAGAAAGAAATGATGTTCTTCTTGATCAGCAAAGACTTGATCAACAAGAGGAAATAGCCAATCAAAACGATCAAACAAAAAGAGACATTGCTTCTCTAAGAGAAATGAAAGGATAAGTTATGGTTAGTTCAATCAGAGAAAAGATTAATGAAGTTGAAAAACAAAAAAAAATTAAAAGAAGACTTGCAGAAGAAGGAGTTGTAAATGCCGTTGAAGAAAGGATCAAGCCAGAAAACAATCAGCAAGAACATACGCAAGTTGAAGAAAGAGAAATACCCACAGAGACAAGCAGTAGCGATAGCATTCTCGAAAGCAGGGAAGTCAAAAAAGATAAGAAAAAAAGCAAGTCAAAAAAAGCCACTAAAAAAGAGTAGTGGTGGCATGATTAAGAAGTTTTCACCGATAGCGAGACCACAAAGGTTTCAAGGCGTTTTATAATGGAGTTCCAAAATAGATCCAGTAACAATATCATTAGCTGTAGGAGTAGCATCAAAAGCCTTTGACGCGATAAAAAGAGGTTTCGCAGTTGGGCGCGATATTGAACAAATGTCTGGAGATATTGGTAGATGGATGGGAGCTGTGTCGGATGTTGATAATGCTGAGAAACAAGCTAAAAACCCTCCCCTGTTTGGCAAATTGTTTAAAGCTGGATCCATTGAAGAAGCAGCTCTCGCTGCCTTTGCAGCCAAGAAGAAATTAGAAGAACAACGTTATGAATTAAAGATGTTTTTGAATTTAACTCATGGACCTGGTACTTATGAAGAACTTCTGGCTATGGAAGGACAGATAAGGAAAGATCGACAACGTACAATATACAAGCAACAACAGTTAAGAAGGCAAATAGGTGAAGCTATTGGATGGTTATTCTTAGTTTTAGTTATAGGTGGATCTTTATTACTTCTTGCTAGTATATTTTCTAAAAAGTCTTATGCCGATGGATATAAATACACACCTAAATCATTAACTCATAAACAAAAAATAAATCAAGGTTTGATAAAAAAACCAAAAATGGTTTTATGCAGATTGAAAACACAAAAAACATTAAAAGATAAAATGGCTTGTATTTATATTGCTAATAATGGAACAAACAGAAAAACATACGAATTAGAATACACTGATATTAGAGTTGGTTGCCCTAGATCATATATGTGTAAATTTAATCCAGGCGATGAACCATCAATTGATAAGGTTATGGAAAGTCTTAGAGGTATAGCGAAATGACCGATGAAAAAAAGAAATTAATAAACTTAGATTTAAGTAACAATTCTTTTGAGCTGTCACTTAGAATATTAGGTAATGAGTTTATTGCTATTAAGATTGGATCTACTAACTTTAGTGGTAAGCTAATTGCTGGTGGCATACTATTATTATTTTTTACGTTAGTTTTATTGGAAGGCTTTGGCTTAAATGAGATTTTAATACAATGAATTTTGAAACATTTTTAAAATGGAAAATTTTACCAAGATGTATGATGCTTGCTAGTACTATAATGTCTTGGCGTTGTGCTGAATGGTTCATGGATTTACCTGAACCTACAATGCAACAATCAGCCTTTGTATCTGTTGTTATGGGTGTAATGACAGGTATCTTTGGCATATGGATGGGTCACGAACACAAAGGAGACAGCAATGTTAACAGCTCTGATAGGACCAGTAAGTAATTTACTGGGTAAGTTTATAGAAGACAAAGACATGAAAAACAAGTTGGCACATGAAGTGGCAACGATGGCTGAGAATCATGCACAAGAATTAGCTAAAGGTCAACTAGCTATAAATCAAACAGAAGCGAAACATAGATCGATCTTTGTTGCCGGATGGCGCCCCTTTATTGGTTGGACATGCGGTGTTGCCCTATGTTGGCATTTCGTGCTGGCGCCTGTTACTATGTTTGTATGTGCTTATTTAGATGTTATTATACCAGAACTACCTACCTTTGACATGGGGTCATTAATGACGGTATTGATGGGAATGCTCGGATTGGGCGGACTTAGGTCATTTGAAAAATACAAAGGATTAACAAAATGAGTTTATATGCAAACATAAATGCCAAGAAAAAAAGAATAGCTGCAGGTAGTGGCGAGAAGATGAAAAAGAAAGGTGCAAAAGGGGCTCCAACAGCTAAAAACTTTGCGCAAGCTAAGAAAACGGCTAAAAAACCAATGAAGAAAATGAAAGTATGATTAGAGTTAATTTAGAATTATTTAAGTTTTTTAATAAAATTGGTAATTATTTTTACAGAAAACATGTGACAGGTTTAAGACGTGCCCAAGGACGATAAAATTTGTTACATTCACAGGATAGCTGTTCAAGAGATTGTCGAAGAAGAACCTATTCCTTTTGCAGGAATTGTAAAATTTGTTGAATATAAATGCCCTATGTGCGAAAGTAGCTTTGAAAGTATAAGAGATTATACGACAGAATAGAACAATATGAGGTTTTTATAGAAATGAATGAGATTTATCTTGCACAAGCTGTATTTAGGCTTATAAAAGAAAGAAGGGAACTTATTCGAGAGACTTTAGAATTTGATAATGTCAAAGACATGGAACACTACAAAGGTCTGATGGGTGAGTTGAAATCTTTAGATTATCTGGAAGGTGAAATAAAAAATCTTTTAGATAAGCAAGAACAAGAGGAAGTTTAAATGGAAGCGTCAGCTACAGAATTAGAAGGGGCTTATGTGGACCCTAAAGACAGGGTTTTAGACCCCAATTTAATAGAACAAAGCTTAATAGAAAGAATGCCACAGCCAACAGGCTGGAGAATACTTATTTTGCCTTACAGAGGTAAAGGTAAGACAGAAGGAGGCATTTTGCTACCAGATAAGATTGTAGAAGAAGGACAGGTTTCCACACAAGTTGGTTATGTGCTGAAGGTAGGACCCTTAGCTTATAAGGATACAGAGAAGTTTCCAGCGGGCCCTTGGTGTGCGGAGAAGGATTGGGTGATGTTTGCCCGATATGCAGGATCTCGTTTTAAAATAGATGGCGGTGAAGTCAGAATTTTAAATGATGATGAGATTTTAGCAAAAATTATGGACCCTGAAGACGTTTTACATTATTAAGAGGTAGATATGAGCGGAAAAGAAGCACAAGCAGAACTAGATTTAGATTTAGGCGAAGAGGATGGTCCAGATGTGGAAGTTACTGTCGAGCAACCAGCTGAAAATGAAACAGTTGCAACTGAGACAGAAGCTACATCAAATGATGATGAGTTTCAAAAAAGTGAAAACCAAACTCAGAAACGTATTAACCGCCTTACTAAAAAAATGCGCGAAGCTGAAAAAAGCGCTGAAGAAGCTACTAGGTTTGCACAACAAAAAGCAAAAGAAAACCAAGAGTTAGCTCAAAAGCTTAATCAAATGGATAATAATTACGTTGACCAGTATAGTGGTCGCGTAGAATCTGAATTAGCTCAGACAGAATCAGCTTTGAGAAGTGCTATGGAAGTTGGCGATACGGAAGCCGCGGTAGCTGCTCAAAGAAAAATGACACAGCTGGCCGTAGACGCCGATAGAGCTGCTCAGGCTAAGTCAGCTAACGAGAGAAGACAAAAGCAAGCTCA